GTAAGTTCTTAGTGATCTCAGATTCCGTCTTACGGGCAGCTAAACTAGAAGCAACAGATTGTTGGTATCTATTAGTCAGCTCACTAACCAGTGCGTAATCGTTGTTCTGCATAGCCGCTTGAATACCTTGCTTTAAGGAGTTAGCATCGGTAAGATCAATACCTTGCATCAAACCTTGGCGCTGCTCAAGACGCATCTTTTCCGGGTCTTTAGCACCCAACAAACCTGCACCGGCATCACCTAAGCGACTACCGGCAGTGTAGAAGGCCATCTGAGCAGCCTGTTGAGGATCAAGCTTAGCGAACTGCAAAGCCCTTGCTTGAAGCTCATTGTCACGTTGTCGTTGGATAGACTCAGGAGTCATACCGAATAAACTATTCATTACATCAGCCATTATTCTATCCTTTAAATGTAAGCGCCGTAGTCTTGGTTACCGAAAGCATTCCCTGTACCAAAGTTGCTAGGCATATACCCTCTTGCATCACCACCGCCAAACAGACCTGCTAAGCTGTTGGTAAAGTTAGAGTTGCTTCCCAAGCCTTGCAGAGCAGCACCGAAAGAACTACCGCTAGAACCAGCTTGCATTGTACGAGCAGCGTTAGTACCGCCTTGTAACAAAGTGTTACCTACGTTAGCGCCTGCTGTTGCGGAACGACCGCCCAACTGAGCACCAATGTCCAGAGGACTCTGACCAAGTTTCTCCAACTCAGAAGCCAAACCAATCTGTGTCTGAATTGGGCTATAACCTGAGGTAGCAATCTTAGCACCTTCACCGAACAGACCTGCACCGAACTGAGTCTGAGCACGTCCTTGAGCCATAGCATCAGCAGACAACTGTAAGTCTTGCTGCATCAAGGCATTGTAGTAAGCTTGTTGCTCAGGGTTAGCGTTACCTAAGTTACCGCCTTGAGCTGTACTCAGACCACCACGACCTGTGTTGAACAGGTTCTGAGTGATCTTGGACTGAGCCATGTCTCGGCTAGGCTGCAACAGTTGCTGCTGCTTTGCCATCCAATCAGCCGCTGTCTGCTCAGGGGAAGTACCTAAGTACTGCTGACCTAAGTTGAACAGTGACTGAGCACCTTGTAAGCCTTGAGCACCTAAGCCTGCGCCACCAGCACTAGCCTGAGCTAGGAACTGATCACGCAAGGCTGCAATGTCAGGAGCTACGTTGTAGCCTGCCGAAACAAGATTACCATCTGGCCCCATTGTAAAGTTAGAGGAACCAAAGCGGGATGTAATACCCACTGGGCGGAACCTTTGAGCGTCAGCAGCAATACGAGCTGCTTCGAGTTGAGCGTTAGCAGAAGTGGAGGCAGCATCGCCAGCAGCATCCGCTGACATCATACCACCTAAGAGACTAGCACCAGCAGCAATCCACGGCATATTAAGCCTCTACTTTCTGTTTGATTAAAACTTGATCTACTTTATTCACGTCAGTTTCCTCAGTTTGATGAATACAGAACCATGTAGAGTCTTCTAAGGCTACAACAACATGGTTCACATTCTTCACGATATTGATACAAGCAGGGGCTGTATATTCTTCTACTTTATCGTCATCCAGCAAGACTTTCACCTTACCCTGAGCTAAGATACTCAGGTGGTCATAGTTATGCTGATGCTGACAAGCCATAGCGCCTTTAGGGATAAACATCTGCTTGGCGTATAAGCTTTCGCTAAAGTGATGCTTAATCATGCCGTCCGCTTCCACATAGCCACTGTGATGTACGGCTGGAGGTTGGCGTTAGTGCCACTAGAGCCTGTTGAAGCTGCTGTTCCTGTAGGAGAGGAGGAACCTGTAGACAGTGGGCGAGAGGCATTATTATCTGGATATGCTGCATAACCTGTTGTGTCTCCGCCGAATGTAGAGAATACAGCAGTGCCAATACTGTGAGCATGGGCGCTCATTGTAATACTGTGAGTGTGGCTAACAGTGATAGCATCTTTACTACCCCCTGTCTCTTCCAAAGCATCAAACAGTGTATCACCAGCGTTAAAACCTACCATGACTCGACCTGCGCCGAAGGCTACCCAAGTACCAAAACCAAACAGAGTAGCAGGGTTGGTGGTAACACCAGCGTTGATGTAGATAGAGCCTACAGGATACAGTGTTTGTAGTGTAGCAGAAGTAGCAGCAGTCACAAAAGCTGTAGTAGCAATCTGAGATGTATTAGTTCCGGGAGCTGCTGTGGGCGCTGTAGGAATCCCTGTTAAGGCAGTATCTAGACTGTTAGACTTAGTGGCAACAGCGTTTGATATATTGTTAAACTCAATATCAATCTCAAGACCTTTAACGATCTTTAAAGGATTGCCAGAAGCTAGAGCATCTTTACTAGCAAAGTTAGTACTTTTAACGTAATCAGTCATTATAAAATCTTCCCGTTCTTGGCTTGAATCTCAATCTTCTGGATACTCAAAGGAGCACCATTAATATCAGCTTCGTAGCCTGTTTGAATAACCTTACCAGCACCTGTAGGATAAGCTATCAGTGTCTGTAATGAGATACCGTCAGAATACTCAGCAGTAGTGTTGTACTCAGCTATGTTGTATTCAGAGATACCTTGTGTTGGAATCTTACTTGTCTGAGAGTAATAGTTCTCTTTAAAGTCATATCCCCACTTCATAGTCACATATTGGTTAGTACCGCCAATCACCACAATAGAGAGTTTCTTCAAGATTGAGGTAACCGAAGGAGCACCTAAGTCAGTATGGTTGGTGAAGTACAGCATACGGTAGCTAGCTTCATTGTCTTGATGACCGAAGTACTTACCTACATAGCCTTCCTTACCAATCAGTAAGTCACGATTACGCAAGTAGCAAAAGCTCTTAGGTTGAATACTATCCCAAGTAGTAACCCTAGCAGCTCCATCCTGAAGCATAGCCTTCATGTCAAAGCAGTAGACTGTCTTCAGTAGAGGTAATGTCAGTAAGTAGAAGGACTCATAAGGACTGTAGATAGACCGGATAAGACTCAAGTTCTCACCTGCTACAGCACCCATCAAGTCATTACGTACGTTCTTAGACAAGTCCCTGAAGGGAGCAGACTTTTCTTGGATGGTACGAAGGACACTGCGAACACCTGTATCCGAGAGGAAGATGATGTCTGAACCTGTGTTCTGGATACTGTCACGAGCGATACAACCAATACCTGTCACTGCATCGGAGAGCTTAAACACCCCTGTAGTCACCACATCCTGAGCACCTGAGTACACCAAGATATTGTTCTTACCGAAGATGAACAAAAATCCATTGTGAGAGGCAAGACCTGTCACGTTATCCGCACCGTTAGGCCACACAGAGGTAACATCTAATGAACCTGTAGAACCACCTGACCACTTGTGACCGGATAGAATATCAGACCAATAGACAACAGCTTTCTCAGAGTTGGTGTCTGCTACCCATAAGCGTCCATAAGCAGACAGAACAATGTTACCTTGTGGGGGTGTTCCTGAGTGTCCTGTCTTATCGTTGAGCTTGTAATAACCTGTAGTACTGACAGTAGGGTCGAACACTAAGGGATCATGTCCACCTTGGAACAAGTACAGAGATTCGTTCAGGCAGGCAATCTGCCAGTTGTTAGCTGTGATGGTAGGAGCAGAGCCACCACCGCCACCATAGGTCAACTCAGTTAGTGTATTACCTACCAGTTTGAATATCTTGTTATTACCTGTACAGATAGTGTACTCGGAACCGTTATCGGTAACCAACTGACCAATGGCTGTGATGTCAGCAGAGCCTATAGCAGCACTGGTAGTATTAACCTTAGTCCAGCCCTTACGAGCACCTACACGACCATACTGGTCAATGACACAGTTGGTAGCATTAAGAGCAAAGCCTGATGCCAGATCAAGCGAGCTGTCCTGAGTATTCAACCCGAAAAATCCCGGAGCAGTGATAGCGAATGTTTGGAGGGTTTGTGCCATTATCGAACCTTCAGTGAGATAATATACATAAGAGTGTCCTCACTTCGTTGCGGTGCCATACGTTACACAGCCTCCCAAGTCTCTTCCTCGATGTACCGTGAAGATTCAATAGCGATATAGTCAGACAAGGAAGCCTTGTACAGAGCATATGCTTCTGAGCTAGGTAAACCACCATCCTCACCTCGTTCAACCACTGCTCGAGCAAAGGCTCCTAACACCACAGGCTCTTTAGGAGCAAGCATTGTGTCTGAGTCACCTTTGAGTTCATCTTGTGGGATGTACAGGTTAAAGTACAAGCTTAAGTTAGCTTCAGGAACAGGATAGAAGTCTACCTTTGTATCTCCAGTGGTGTGAACACCGTTGAAGTTGTAATACATTGGTCTACCGGGATTCATGTTATTGAGCAGGTAAGCCGACATAGTTTTAGTGCTTAACACCTTAATCTCAGACTTGTTGGTCATGTCCTGCGCATCAATAACCTTGAAGCGACCACCTGTACCAGTCAAGACATAACCATAAGTATTGGCTATTGTCTCAATGATCAAGGTATCGGTAAGAGCATTCCAGTTATAGGCATCCTCTACTTGTCGCTTGGCATCATTAACCAGCCTACCAACAAGTTTAGATAATACGTTTTCCTGAACGGTAGTTACTTCTGG